CCCCTGGTTATTCAGTTCACGCTTCTGTTCCGGAGCAATCAGGCCGCGGCAGTGCGGACACATCAGGCGGGCCGCCTGCCCGGCAGCCACAAAATCAGGGTTATTCCGGTAACCGGTCATGTTATCCATCACCGGCTGAAAATATTCCCCGCAGTGCGGACACGGCCAGTACCACCGGCGGCGGTCTCCCCGGTTATACAGTGACAGGATCCCCGTTGTTGGCGGTGCCTCATGTGCGCCGCCACAGCGCCATTTGGTGTCAGTGATATCCCGCCCGGGCGAACTTTCGACCAGGGTCATCCCCGAGGACATAAAGGTGGTGGTACGCTTTGAGGCCAGGGTGAAGGCATCCCCTTCACCGTCGACGTTCTCAGGAAAACGGTCATAATCCGTCAGCGCCACACGACGGTAATCCGAAGAGGAAAATACAGTGATCGACGGCCAGCCAATTTTCAGGAATGAGCCGTCAAGAAACATTTTGTCGTGGACGTTGTTGTCATTATGGGAAGGCTGAGGCGCTTACTGACCTCCGGACTGTGGCGAAACGTCCTGGAAAGACGCGTTCTGGAATGCTCACGCGCCTTTGTCTCGGTCATCTGCACCACCAGCATATCCGCCGGATCACAGATGATGCCGTACACAATCCAGCCATCAATCAGCCCTTCGGTTTTCCCGGTTCGCGCAGGTCCCACAAACACCACCGCGTCATATTCACGGGCTGATAATGTATTAATGGGGTCAATCATATAGGGCGTCAGCGATGACTCCCACGGACCGGAAGTATTGGCTCCCCGTGGTACCCGCATATAACGCCTGATGGCTTCCGCTACTGGTAACCGGCCAGGTGGGCGAAACAGCGAGGCCACTTCGCGCCAGATATCGGATGCGCGGCTATGGCTCTCGTTCACCTGATTCACATATCGGCCTCATCACAACAGTCAATGACTGCCTTTTCCAGTGTGTCGCGGATCTCATCAACACAATCTGTACTTCATTCAGTTGTGATGCGGTCCACCCCCTGTCCCTCTCCAGCCGGTCAGGCCAGGTTTCCAGTACCTGAACTATCGCTTTCACCACGACAGAAAACGACCGCCTGACATCACTGACTGACACGAGCAGACCGGTTTCCTGCTCAAATTTCAGTCGGTCACGTTCTGACTGGTACCATGCTTTACGCGCATGAGGATCCATTTCCTCGTTATCTACAGGCAGAGGAGCTTTCATCAGCTCGGCAAGGATATCTGTCAGTCGGTACAGTTTGAGATTACTCTCATGACCACCGGCTGGGCTTATGTTTTTACCCGAGCCGCGACAGTCTGTCGATGAGCACCGGATAATGCAGCCAGTTGGGAAATATTCAGATGCAGATTTTTTAATTCACGATCCATAACTTCCCCTGAAAATTATGTAAATACACGCCAGTGATGAACAAAAACAATCAACTTCGACACTAAAAATTTTTATTATGGTATATATCAATGATTTACACTGGTGGTGATGGTGCCATAAAAATCAAAAAATGCGCCTTTTTCCGCGCCGCCCGCCCCGTGTTCATACCCACCCCACCAGGAGGACCCGCAAAAAATGATAATGGTTATCATTTTTAATGTAGTCCGGTTTCTTCCACCATCGCACCGGACCAGCGACCATGAGGGGACAACGCCGCGCTCCGTTAACGCGGTAAACCCCGGTGTGTATCGTTTTTGATTATCCCCGCACACTCGCGCAGAGGAGTCTCCCTGTCGGGCTGCGGTCTCTGTTAATACGGGAATACGGCGACAATACCGCGCCATGGATAATAAGGTCGCTCAACACACTGGCTGTAATGCAGCCGATACCATTGCGGCATTTAGCGGCATTCACAGCACACTCCACGGTTAGCTCTTCATTCGAGGCATCCACCCGAAAGACCCGGGAGTATGATTGCGTACATTTACCACTGAACGTACCTTCAACAAGAACACGACCAGGCTGCAAAACACGGAACGGAATTGTTCCCTGAAAAGGCTTTACGGTTACCAGTAATTTCTTCATATATCCTCCGGATAATAAAAAGACTACTTAATGCACTGAGTACGGATATATTCCTGCGCCCCTTCCAGTTGCTTCTGCATCGTCATCAGCCGCTCTCTGAGGGTGAAATAATCCCGTGTAACGGTGTCTGCCAGTCGGGGGCCGGTTGCATTATCCACGCCGGAGGTGCTGGTGGCTTCACGCACGGTACCGTGGCAGGTGGCGTTGATCCGCAGGCGCTTACGACCAGCGGCAACATCAGCACGCAGAGTTTCATTTTCAGCTCTCGCATCGGCTAATTCCCTCGAGTATTTTGCATCGAGCGCAGCAACATCGCGCTGGCGCACCTGCATATCAGTAATAGTTGCGTTTGCCAGCTCCAGCTCTCTGGCTTTTTTATCGCGCTGCGCTTTGTAGGTGATGGCGTTATCGCGGTAATGATTAACAGCCCATAACAGACAGACGATGATGCAGATAACCAGAGCGTAAATAATCGCGGTTACTCCTCTCACTGATCTATCCCCCAACAAGCTAATGCGCTTTCCTGGTCACGACGAATAACCTGTCCGTAGCAGTTATTTGAACGTGTGCGGCAATCACGCCCACCGTCCTTAATCCACCAGCGAATCGCTTCACACGCTCCCCTGCGATCGCCTGCATTAATTCGTTTATAAAACGTCGACGGGAAACACTTACCCGGGCCAATGTTGTAAGGACAGAATGACGCGATCCCCGCTTTCTGGGGTTCAGTCAGTGGCACTTTGATGTTTTTCTCCACCCATGCCAGCGCCTTATCCCGTTCGATAGCGTTAACCCGGTCGCATTTTTCCTTCGACAGCTTCATGCCAGGAATCACAGGCTTACCATCCACCCGGGTGGCTCCACGGCAGATGGTCCAGATACCCGCGCCATCACGGTATGCCGTGGTGTGGTTGCCTTCTTTTTCATCCAGAAACTGGTCGAGGATTTCAGGCGCAGAAGCCCCTGCGGCAATCAGCGCCAGAACGGCAGCCGACAGGCCGTATTTGATTTTTGTGTTCATGGATATATTAAATATTCAGCCGCTGTCCCAGGCCCACTAAATACGCACTTTCAGATAAGTCAGTCCGGGATGAAGCCAGTAAGCCGGCACTTTTTTAAAAGGCGGATTATCAAAATCACGAAGAAGTGCCTCCCGCACAACTGAATCCTTGTCCGCACCACTGGCCAGCGCTTCAATCTCAGCGGCTACCTGCAGATACCCCATGCAACGACCAATGCGCTGCATCAGCCCCTGTTTTTTATTGTTCTTCAGGTAATCAATGGCAAATTCAATGAGCGTCTCACTGTGCTGGTGCGATGGCAGTGTTACTTTTCCATTTTCTGATATGGTGATTTTCCCGTCATCACCGGATACAACAAAGGATGGCCGGTTACACTCCCATTCCAGCTCACTGCAATTATCATTATGAATACTGAAACACTCTGCGAGATTTCTGCTCATCACTTTCCGACAATAATCGTCAAACGCAGCAAACTGCTCATCGCGGCGTTTGTTTGCATCTTCAGAAGGCATCAGCGCCGACAGTTTTTTATTCAGTTCAGCAATTTCATTTTCCAGACGACTGAAGCGCTGATTCATTTCTTCATGGTTCATCACCTACTCTCCCCGTGCCGCCTTACGCCGGTCTTCTCTGATTTTGAAATACAGGTTCGTCAGATATGTCAGCAGACCAAACAGCAGACTCCCCAGCACGCCTATTGCCGCCCACTGAGACGGGGAAACCCTGTCCAGCAACTGCAGGAACCAGTAGCCCGTTCCCACCGCTGACGTGGTGTATGACACACCTGTTGTGATTTTTTCCATCTGGTACATACCCCGTCTCCCGCAATCCGGAAGCTCACAACATGAAAAAGGCCGCCAGTGCTCCACTGACAGCCTCGTGTAGTTACTCTGAGTGCTCAACAATTCCCTGTAAAACGTGTTGACATTAAGAATCGCTTTTGTGTAGAAAATTTACCAATATAACAATAAAACCTCACCGCAGTTGCATTTCCACCAGAAGCATGGCGCATTTCTCCCTGTGCTTACTGGTGGATTTTTTTACCCCGCAAATACCGCTGACACATATTGATAATAAGAATATTTTTCATTTAAAAACACTCACTGCACCATTTCTTCGGAGTGTCCATGGCGCTTCCCCACCAGTCGCTTACGGCAACTGGCGTTTTTTAATTTCTTACCGTTATTATTGACAACAGGAAGTGTTTTCATTAAAAAGAAGGCTCTGCACGAAAGAATCTTGCTTTTGTATTTCCATGGGTATTAGCACCGCCAGCGTCCATTCCTGTCGCTGGCGGCTTTTTTTTATCATACCGCAGTGTCTGTGCTGTTCACTTCCACCGCAATGCTGTCAATCAGCAGCGTATACGTCGCCGATTTTGATATATCGGTCAGTTGCAGTTTGTCCACCGCCCCCGATGCCGGTGACTTCACCAGTGTGAACGCCGCTCCCCGTTTCTCATCCAGTACTGGTGTCACCTGAATGCTGTTGTTTCCGGCAAACTCAAAAGCCAGCGTGTGCCATCCGTTATCAAAGACCCCGAATGTATCCAGCTTCGCATTCGGCTTCCTGTGATGCATCGCGTTCAGGTTCGTCGTATCCGTCTGCAGGAAGAAAGACATCAGCATATCGTTACCTTCTCCTGACAGCATCACCCCCTCCGGCAGGGACGACAACTGCCAGTAAATGCCCAGGGCAAACTGATTCGGCACCAGTGAACCCGGCAACTTAAACCGTACGCTCACACGTCCGCCCTTCTTCAGTAACTCCGCACCCTGTCCGGCTGCATCATGCTCCAGAAACCAGATGTGGTTTTCCGGTTTGTTCAGTTGCAGAGCCTTACCTCCCGTAGCCCCCGCATCACTGACCACCGCTTCAGCAATGTTTTTGTTAACACTGTCTCCGCCCGCCGGTTTGTGATAATAGCGCCAGCCCTGTGATGCCAGGTCTTCGCCGGATGCCAGCAGACTCATCAGGGTTCGGTTACTGACCGGGGCTTCCGCCTCTCTCTCCGGACCTTCACCGGAAGGTACGGTGGGCTTCACCATATCAGGCTGTTTTCCGGTAATGAATTCAGCGGTTCTCCCGGCGTGCACCAGAATCGCCGTTGCCAGACGGTCGGAAATAATCCCCCGGCGTGCCCAGGTGCTGAAATGGCTCGCCCTGTCCTGTGACGTCCAGGTGGCTGAGCTGTCACGCCATTTCGAACCGTAATACCCGATACCCGGAATGTCCGGGTCTTCTTCCGGTTTGTTCGTCGGCACATTCACCCCGTTCTCATCCGTCATGAACGGTACGAAATGGATATTCTTTTCCGTTTTGTTTTTATAGCTGCCGTACACCGTCTGGTACGTGGATTCGTTCTTCTGCTTCCAGAAATACGTCGTGTCCCCGCATATCCAGGGAACACTGCCAGCAGAGCCACTGACGCACTGGCCTGCCATATCCGCCAGGTCTGCACGGAATTTATCAACCAGCGCACCAAACTGTGCTGCGTGATTTCCGGGCGTGCCGTCAAAATCAAATTCCCCCTGCATCCACACCACGGTAAACAGCACATTTTTCGGGTTCTTCGCCAGCGCGGCTTTTGTACGACCGATAAGGTCCTTATACAGCGGCTTGTCCACACCCCAGCGGGTTGAATTCTCCGAGGCACCACTCGCGTCACTGTATGTGCCATCGGCTCCGGTGGTGAACGCTGAACCACCACGGCAGCAAGGTACCAGCAGAATGCCCGCATTCGCCGGTATAAACGGCAGCAGTTTTTTGGCGATATGCAGTCCCTGCCCCACGGTTCCGTACTGCCCCTTTGACAGGTCCGCTTTCGGATGGTTAAGACGGCTCATGTCCTGCACATCATGCAGACAGTGGTCCGCCGGAATAATGTCGTTATACTTACAGGCGGCACCTCCCGGTGTCACCGTACTGCGGCGCGCCAGCTGCTTAATACGCGGGTCCGGACGGTCATATGTCTCCGGCAGCGGAAGGCCTTCACCATACGACATGCCGTTTGACTGCCCCGCCAGAACCACAACAAAGTAATACTCCGGTTCGCTGGTGGTGCTGATAACTGTGCCTTCTCCATCCGACGGCTTCACCAACACAGGTGTGCTCACATCACCTTCTGCGACAATCGCCTGAATAAGTGCTGCGCCATCATCCGTATACGAAGAAAACGGCCCGCCGTATGGCTGCCATCCTTCACGAATTTTTTGAGCAAGCGCATCCGCAAGGTCTGACGGCGACGCCGCCCTGACCACGTCATAGTGTTTAAATGTCATGAATCCTCCCGGCCGGGATAGTGTACTGAATCAGATAAAGAGCGGGCTGAGGTCCGGAAGTTAAAGGACAATGACAGAAGGAAGACTACAGCCCGCAATACGAAAAAGGCCGCGCAGTTGCGCAGAGTGATTACTGTCGGGTATTATTCGCCAGCTGAAATATTACTTCACGTTTTGTTGTTTATTCCTTGCCGCCCGCGTCTCCCGGCGCGGGCTTTTTTTGCATGTAAAAAGGCTCCTGCGATGAGGAGCCTGGATATATGCCTAATCTCTGTATACAGCATGATGCCGGGTGCCTCCCGGTGAATTCTGCAATGACCAGACAGAATCCGCAACTTGCCTATACAATACGCAACCAAACATCTGTCATTATGCCCCTCCGCACAGGGGGATTCATCATGCAGGATTTTTTTAACAAATGCTCAGCCAGACAGGCAACCGTCAACTGACTGAATTGTGACATTGATTACACTGTAACTACATTGCTGCACACTACGAAACCAGCAATGCTTCTGATATTAATTAAACTGCACTTCAGCAAATCCTGAACCTGACGCACAGGTATTTGATTTGATTGTTACCGTCATTCCTGTTAACTGTGCGCTTTGCAGTAGCGGTTGCAGATTCCAGCGGTTAGTCCAGTACTCTTTCCCGGCCACTTTTACTGTGAATGTATCATTCTCATTATACTTAGAGAACTCAATTTTACCTTTTGCACAATCAGCTGCCATTGCATTAACAGAAACAAAAGCAAATAAAGCCGCTACAAATATCTTCTTCATATTTAACTCCCGTTATTCTCCGGATGTATTTAAAGAGTGAGCCCTGCGATTCAGAAAAGCAGCTGCGGTATTACTTTCCCATAAAGTATTGTTTAGCCTTATAACTGGCCTGTCGCCAGTTATCTGACATTCTGGTTGTATCTCTTCATTCACGGAGCGAACGGAACGTGCCCCCTGATGATGGCAATTCAGTATAACCGCCACTGTGCCCAGTATCGCTGATATATTATTAAAGGATATTCGCCCCACTCTGACACCACCCTCTCCCCGAAACTCCGGAAGCACATTGCTGATTCTCCCCCAGTTCAGTGTGAGGTCCACTTCTTCCGGTGTCATCGTATAAACAGGAGCAGTTTCAGACAGTGCCAGACGAAATTCTCTCTGTATTTGCCTGAACCGTAAGGCTTCTGCTGTGACAGTGACAAAACGCAGAACTGCTCTGGATGCATCTCTGGTCATGGCATTTCCACTAAACTCCATTAACGCCAGATATGATGAAACCAGTGAGTGACGACTGATTTGCATTCCGGAACGTTCCAGCGCTGCGACACGTTGCAGAGTGGTATAACTGCTGTCCGTTGTCATGGAAACAGTTGTCACACCGGGCACTGATATATGTGCAAAATCTGAAAATCTGTAGAAAGTATTTGTTGCCGTATTAACAAATCCGGCCACATATAAATTATTTTGCTCAATAATCAGACGAAGATGGTCAAAACGCGCCTGATAGACATCAAGCCCTCGTATATCCACAGCAAAATAACTGCCCGGTGGGGTGTGGTTAATAACAGACACCGATGTGGTCCCCTGAGATATATGCTCAAGAGGAGTCGATATTTCTGTCCGTATACTATTTAACGAAGAGACATAACTTTGTTGAGTCGAAAAGTCTATCGTAAATTCCCGGGAATAGGATACCGAAGAAAAGCCCAGTAACAGGCACAGTACCCATTTTAACAATATACACTTCATATACAGGTATTCCTTTTGGCTGAAGTAATACGGCACCAGACCCGGCGCAGATATAAAAAAGGCCCGCAAAAGCGAGCCTGGTAAATAAATATGGCGCGTTGTACTGGATTCGAACCAGTGACCGATTGCTTAGAAGGCAATTGCTCTGTCCGGCTGAGCTAACAACGCATGAAGTTTTCTGTAATCATCCTCGTTTGGTAACTGCCACTGGCTGACACTGAACCAGTGCGATGTCATGTTTTTCTTTCCTGTTTTATTAATTTTTCCCAGCAGAAGACAAGAAAAAAGGTTCCGGTGTTATCAGAACCTTTCAGCAGTAAGCATACAATTATAGACGCTATAACCATAACATATTTTTTTGTGCGCACACAACCCTTTCAGGTAGTACAACTTCAGGATCCATATCCAACCTTACTCCCTGCAGAGTCAGAGCTCCTTCCAGAAATGCTTCAGACGCCTTCAGGGATGTCCGTACGCTAAGATGACTACGGTCTATCGCCTCAGCAATTGCACGCGTTGAGAGGCCGCCTATAAAACGTAACCCCAGGATCAGCAAATCATCGTACGGGCAAACCATACTCATATGCGCGATGCAGGTATCAATCACCGCTCCGTCCTCGTCAGAGCAACCGGGTTTGCCACTATCGGTTACGTCCCGGGAAGTAACCGACATTGAGGGCCAGTCAACCATTGAACAGTATTCCTCGCTCGCCGCCCATCGCCCCCACCGCTCCAGAACAAGTTGCATATCTCTACGCATAACGCTGGCCTCTACGTTTTGCTACGAAAAAATTTTCTGAGAACTACGTCTGTTTATCCGCATCGGGTTTATTGGGGCTCGTTAAGCAGCATAATATGCTCCGAAAGCACTTCCAGTGTGTCATCAATCCGTTGGTTAGCTAACACAAGTCCCCGTAAGTGCATTGCAGCTTCATCTAAGCCCGCTGTTTGCATAAAGGCAGCAACTAATTCAGGGTGTTGCTTCGCATAGCCCTTTCCAAAAAGCTCATCTATCGCTATTACGGCGTCTGACATCCACCCACTTGCCGTTTTTGCTGCCTGTTCCGCTAACGTATCTGCACTTGGTAATCTTGCACAGGTTGTATTCATGTTTTTACTCCGTTTGGTTATTTGTGATTTTCTGCAAGTTTTCTTTACTCAACTTTTTTTACGGGCAAAAGGTTGAGTAACCTAAAAAACATAAAAATCATACTCTTACTCAACCTACTCAACCTTTTGGAAAAATAAAATTCTTACATACATGCGTGCGCGCGCACGCGTATATTTATATAAAATAGTTGAGTAGGTTGAGTGGTTGAGTAATATCATGATTTTAATACCATTTTTCTTACTCAACCTACCCTTGTGAGGTTGAGTAGGTTGAGTAACAACCTGCAAAAATCTACAAACTTGTAGTTATTTGCATTTTTCCCAGCTGCGAGGCTTACCCGGTAAACTTTGCAACTGTTTATTTTTGTAACCAAGCTTCTTCATGATTGCTGCAATTTTCATTTCGTCACTGCGTTTTACCTGGGGGGCTTTGAAGCCAATCGCCTCGACCAATACGTCTTTTGACGTAAGGGGGACGCGTTCGCAGTTCTTTTTCGTGCCGTCGGCAGCCATATCGTACAGATCCTGTGGCAACTCTAACCACTCAGCGACGCATGACATCCAGACCTCATCTTTGACCTCATAATCCCCAAGAATAGACTTAGCCAGTGTTTCAGCGTTCTCCCATGCGATGCCATCACGTTTAAAAACGGCGACTGCTTCAGCCCAAAGCTGTATTTTTTCGTCAGCGATACCCTGAGCGATAAACTTGCCGTCAGTCTCATCCGGTATCGTCATCGGCAACCAACGGCGGTTACCTTCGGTATCTGTCAATGGCGTATCGGAGTTAGAAGTACCAATAAAACCGCAACGCCTCGGTAAAGTGACATAGTGCTCCCGAAACAACCCGCGGTTGCGGTCTGCACGGGTGGATATGGTGACACGAACATCACCAATACCCCGTTTATCCATACCGCGCATCTCACCAAGCTCAATAACGTTATGCCCTCGCATCTCACGAATGCGCTCCTCTCCCTTCTTACCGAAGTCCAGTTCCATGTAATGCTCAGGGGTTGGAGCCATTGCACGGATACCTTCGGACTTGTTCTTACCCTGTTGGCTGACAAGGATCACAGCCATGTCCCCTTTAATGCCAGGAACCAGAGCTCGACCCGCGAGCAAAGTCCACCAGTAGCGCCCGACTGCGTGGGTGTAGGCGTTGGCCTCGATACCCCAGTGCCGACAGAAGAAAGTATCTATACGGGGAACACCATCCCATGCAGGAAGATTGGCAATCCAGTCTTTAAGCGAATCAAAACGGTTTTCGTACGCGACCAGGCGCACCGCACGCCTGATCGCTGCCTCTTCAAATTTCTTGAATCCCAGACATTCGAGCCTAGAGTGCAGCATGGTATAAAACTCATCACGCAACCGCAGGTTTTTCCCCCGTGGAGTGGTCAGTATTATCTCGTCCCGGAACTCATCAAGGCGGATTTGTACACCGCAGAGATCCGGTCGCCGCAGCGCCAGCAGCACATTGGTAACGGTACCTTCTATCCGGTCATTCTTATCACGACTGAACTTAGGCCAGGGAAGATACTCAGGCTTATCGCCATCTTCAGCCACTGTCAAATCTTCGAAGTCCGCCACGCGGTAGCCGTATGCATCCAGCCAGTCGGCATCAGTAAGCCCCGCATCGGTGTTGTGCATGCTTTTAAAATGTCCCTGTTCAAATCCCCCCGTCCCTTTTGGGAAATACTTAATGGATGTTTCGCTGCAACCGTTGCTGTATTCTGACTCATCCCGAAACGGTTTCAGATTGCGGGAACCATCAGAGCTGACTGACAGAGTCCACCCGTTCGCGTCAAGCCAGTCGGCGACATCATCTGTCGCGGAAGGATCAACACAGGAAAGGTCACGCTGACGTCCTGCACCTGCGATATAGCTGTCTTTCACGGGTAAGTTATCCGCCAGACGCTGCCACAGGCTTTCGAGCTGTTCAGATGTAATTTTCAGAGGTTCGCCGGGCAAACCGCTGTCCCACTGAATACGTTCGCCTGCCGGATGGGTACCACAAGCCACAAACTGCTGGCCCTTAGCGAGCAGCTCTATTTGTTTGTTTTCGCCTTCCAGGCGGTGACCACGTTTACGGTAGTCGCCATCAACAGCAATCAGGTACAGGCATTTATGACTGTCAGCCCGCCAGCGACGTGGCGGAAGTTCCCCCAAGCATGACAGGATAATATTGCGTACAATCTCCTGCATCCCGGCATCATTGATATCGCAGTCCAGAGCCACCACCCCGTCGCCAGTACGAACGCAAATACCGTAATCGGGTTCGTTCGACCACCGGGCAAAATCGTTTTCCGTAACAACATAGTTAGCCCAGTCGGGGATACCAACAACCTTACGTTGGCCATTGTAGCGACTGGGTGTTTTGCCGAAATTATGAGACAGCTTGCTATTAGGCGACAGTTCTGCACAGGGATTGGACACCACAGGTAAAAGCCTGTCTGTCATCCCCAACACCAGATCAAAGTGGAACCACTCATCGGGCGTAGCTCCCCATGGTTTGTTATCAGACATGGGTTACACCTTTTGCTGCTCTGAATTTTCGCCGTTTAATAGCCAGTCAGGATCGCATTTCAGAACTTTTGCCAATTCAAGGATGAAACCGGTACGGGTGGCGCGTCCGGACTCAAGGTATTGAACAGACTGCTGGCGCATGCCAACACTTTCAGCCAATGAAGTTTGGGTTATACCTAAGGCTTTGCGGCGCTCCTTTATACGTGAAGCAAGGGTGGAACTGGTCATTGAGTAAGCCCTCATCATTACAGGTTTACTTGTAATTACCTCACAGGCAACCTTGTTTGTCAAATACAGAAATATCTGTAATCATCAATGACAGAAAAGGAGTCAACATGAATCTTGCCAACCGAGCTAAAAAACGCAGAACAGAACTAAACTTAACTCAGGTCGAAGTTGCGAAACGAGCGGGCATTAGCCAGCAGTCGATTGAAGCTATAGAGAATGGGAAAACACTTAAACCACGCAATCTTCTTGCTTTAGCGTCAGCTCTTGAATGCGATCCTAAATGGCTACTTCTTGGGGGCGATGTTGTTACAGATTTCAACTACGGAGCCCGAAGGGTGCCTGTTCTAAGCTACGTACAAGCAGGGGCTTTCACAAGCGCTGAGCTACTTCGTGAAGAAGGTGATTTCGAATACATTCTCACCACGGCTGAGCTATCAGAAAGTTCATTTGCGCTACGTATACGTGGGGATTCAATGGAACCTGAATTTAAAGAGGGGGACATCGTTATAATTGACACTGACGTATACCCTACTCCTGGTGAATTCGTTGCGGCATGTAACGGTAGCCACGAAGCAACGTTCAAAAAATACCGCCCGGTAGGGATTGGCGCTAAGGGTGAGGAAGACTTTGAACTTGTTCCCTTGAATACTGATTACCCTATTTGTCGCTCCTGGGAAAAACCAATTAAGATCATAGGGACAATGGTAGAACATCGCATATTCCGCAGAAAAAGATAATCGCATCCTGACTACTAAACAAAGAGGGCTTAGGCCCTCTTTTTTATTACCTGTAAAAACAAGTAATTAGGTTAATAATGCGTTTTATTACCAAAATACCTGTTGACGCATTTACAGGTTTGCTTGTATTTTTGATCGCGATAAGTAATCGCTCTTTAACAAACTGAACCGCGTGACAGGTAAGCCGCAGTACTCCTGGCAAAACGAAATAGCACCCGATGGGATCGAGGTAAGCGCCGAGTCCGTATGCGTACGGTAAGCGTAGAGGACAACACCGCGACAAACTGATAAGTCACGCAAGTTGAAACGCCCCGACGATGGGGCGCTTAGTTCCTTTTGGGGTGGGGTGAAGATCAGTCCATTGAGTCAATCCGAAGTTCAGCATCTACCACTACACCACCACCAAAGAGAACTGCTAATCATCTGGCAGGTTGTAACGGTGCAGGAATTTTGCCACTGACTTCTATATTTCGGGGAAATTTATATTCAGCGGAGCATTTATGACACTTGAGAATTTTATAAGCGGCATTAGAAGTATGGTATTGAAGTATAGACTTCATACCCGACTCATAGCATGTAGTACAAAGATAATGAGGCTTGAACTCAGGATCGTCAGTAGGCTTCAGTACATAGACCACCGTATTGGTAATCGGGTGGTACATTTCATAGTTCATTTTCTCACTATCCCAATCCTGTTTCTTTTCCAGAAGGGATTCGAGTTCAACAATGCGCTGTTTAGCTTCGTTCAAAAGCTCCGTTAGTGCGAATTGTCCAGTACGCGCATCAATTAGTTTATCAAGTAGATCGATAGTTTTACTTTTAACATTGTAATCCACCTGCAACGCATTAACTTCTTTTGCTAAATCAACAGCACCTTTCAAAGCACCACCAGCACTAGTGGCCGCCTCAGTTATACGCCGTACAAGTCCTTTTTCTTCAGACATCTTAATTCTCTCTAAAACTATAGGGGTAAAGAGATATTAGCCGAATTCTCGCTGTAGGGGTACAGAGAGAGCCATCTCGTCTGACGTGGTTAAAACTGACATCCATGTAATTGCTGTGTGTAGCCTTTGCCCGCCTCAAGTGACGGGCTTTTTTATGTCTGAAAGCGCACTCGCAACAGCGCGCTCCCCGATATGAAAAAAGGAATACAACCGATGAAACCTGAACACATCCATCGACTGACGGGGCGCGATGTTCTCCGTTATCGCCGTAAAAACTTCGATTTGATGACCGGTCTGGCCGTTGCCACTGCGCTCGGTCTGATCATCACTTTCATTCTCCTTGTAGCGAGGACCACAGTATGAGTTTAGAAACCAGTCTCGAACTTAATAATCAACTTCTGGCACAACATAATACGCTGCTTGAACGTCTTATCCGCACAATGGCATCAGGTATTGTTATGCATCCTGACACGATTTCACGAGTGCAGGAATGTCGGGATACAGCAACTGAAGCTGAAAACATGTCAGCGGCAATGACACTGGATGATCTGGAGTTCAGCGACGTTATCGCACTGGCTGGTTTCTACCCGGTAGCCACCCCTATCACAGAAGACATGCTGCAACGTGCTGTTGCCTACCGTGATGCTGAAGGCGATAAACGAGTAGTTCAGATTGATGCTCTCGACAGCGCATTACAGGGCGTCAAACGAGCCAGGGCGCTGCTTAAACCTGCTCTCCTGGACCTGTCCCGTAACATTCTTAAGTTCTGGGACGACCTGCCAACCATCGGCGAGCGACGTGCTTTTGCCGAGCAGCTACTTGATGCACCTGCAGATGGGCGTGATGAAGTTAAGCCGAAAAAGGCCAGTAACAAAGATGGAGAACGCACGGGGCCGTTTTACGTCAAAAATGTATCCGGCACAGCAGCCAGTGAACTCCACACCTTACGCAAGTTGAACGAGATGCTGAAAAAAGGCCATATCGAGATCAACCGTGTTGAGTACCTTCAGCTGCAGGAAGAATTTGCACGCAGAGACGCAGCAAATTCCAGCCAGAATAATGACGCCAAAGATAACCATACAATTGATTTCGCGGCACTACGCAAACAAGCTGAAGGGTTGATCCTCCAGCTAGCAAAAGGGGGTTACCGGGCAGAAGCTATTGCAATTCTGGAAAAACAGGGAGCCAGGAAACTTGGTGAAGTAACGGATGAAAATCTCGCTGAAGTAATCACCCTGGCTGAAAAAGCACTGGAGGGTTAATCATGCCAGACGTTCATGCACAACTTTCTCCATCATCAGCGCATCGATGGATGCGCTGCCCAGGAAGTCTGGCGCTGGAGGCCACACAACCGGATAAAGAAACAACTTTTGCAATTGAGGGCACTGCAGCGCACGCGCTTGCTGAAAAAGTTCTACGAAACAGGCAAAGCCACCCGGAACACTACGCCGGATGCAATGTTTCTATGTTTCTCGGCTCATACCCCCTTCGCGAAAATCCTGATGATACATCTGGCCCACAGGTGGATGATGAAATGGTCGAAGCCGTTGGCCGGTATGTTGATACGGTCTGGACTCTTGCACAGAATAATGAACTATTGGTTGAACAACGTGTTGATTTCTCACATATAACGGGTGTGGAAGAATCTTTCGGAACTGCCGACGGCATAATCATTGCTGGTAGCGAATTACAAATCCACGACCTGAAATATGGCAAAGGCGTCCGCATTGATGCAGAACAAAATGAGCAACTACAACTGTATGCTCTGGGTGCGCTCGAACAATTCAGCATGCTGTATGACTTTGAGACTGTAAGATTATTTATTCACCAGCCAAGGCTCAACCACGTTTCAGAATGGTCGTTAACCGTGCAGGAACTTCAGTCTTTCGGTAAACGAGCACAGGAGGCCGCAACCAGTGCGATCCTTGTTCTCAATATTGCTGAATGCGAAGGCATTGAGACACTACCGCTGGAAAACTTCATACCTGGAGAAAAACAGTGCCGCTTCTGTAAAGCAAAAGCTATTTGCACTGCCCAGAAAATGCAGCATTTACAAACAGCGGCCAGCGACTTTGAAGATCTGACAAAGCCTGTCAGCGAAATAATCACCAATGCCAGCGCACGTGTACCTCTGTTAACCATTGAGCAGCTTGCGGAGATCTATAGCCAAGCCGACTTTATTGAGTCCTGGCTAAAGGCAGTACGGGACCGGGTTCACAATGAACTCAATGCCGGAAATCCGGTTCCGGGGTTTAAACTGGTAACAGGAAAACAAGGTAACCGGGCCTGGAGTGATGAAGAAGCCGCCCGCGCGCTGCTGAAAGACCAGTTCCGTTATAAAACCGAGGAGGTTTTCGATCTTAAGCTGATTAGCCCAACCAAAGCCGAAAAACTTATCAAAAAGGCCAGTCCGCGCCGTTGGTCAAAAGTCGAGGCACTGATAACTCGAGCTGATGGTAAACCAACCGTCGTTCCCGAGTCGGACCCACGCCCCGCACTCAATATCAACCCTGTAAATGATTTCGACGACGTATCCGACGATACGCTCGCCGCAGACCTCATCTGATTTAAGGAAATACCCATGAAACTGAAGTTGAACAATGTTCGTCTGGCCTTCCCGTCTCTGTTTGAAGCTAAAACTGTAAACGGCGAAGGCGATCCGCGTTTCTCCGCAGTATTTTTAATGTCTCCCAAACACCCACAACTGGAAGAAATCCGTAAAGCTATGAAGCAGGTAGCGAAGGAAAAATGGGGGGAGAAGTGGGAGTCCATTTATAACCAACTGGAGAAAAAATTCAATCTGTGCCTGCATGATGGTGATGAAAAAGCAGAGTATGAAGGCTTTCCCGGCAATTTCTTCCTGAACGCTGCTAACAAAGCGCGCCCAGCTGTTCTTGATCGCGATCGTTCGCCACTAATTCAGGCTGATGGACGTCCCTATGCAGGGTGCTATGTAAACGCCATTATCGATATCTGGGCACAGGACAATAATTTCGGTAAACGCATTAATGCCTCACTCGGCGGAGTCCAGTTCCTGCGAGACGGCGATGCATTCGCTGGCGGCGGAGTGGCAAGCGCTGACGATTTCGACGATATCAGCGAAGGTGCTGATGCTGAAGCACTGATTTAATCCTGCTTCACAGACGCCCGGTTAAACGCCGGGTGTTTTTGCAAAGGGGAATATGCCCGGAGCTACCTGTATTGTTCTGGTTAGCACCCAGTCGCCCTGCTACCCCGATATTGACTCATCGCCCCCTTCCGGTTTATGCTCACCGAATCTCCCAAATGGAGATCGGGATTTGCAACCCGGAATTGTTAGGGGCGACACCAGACGCGCCAGCGTCTTTTTTATTGTCGCAAGCTTTGCCACGTTCGCATTATGGCGGGCTGGCGGGGGCGCTTCGGCGCGCCGGTTTCCTCTAACGCCGGTATTGCAAACCTCGTCAGTTCGCCACCCATATGAGATTTGCAACTCAGTGGTGGCGGTGAATTTCACCGTTAGAGGTAACTGTGATGGCAACTCAACTCATCCCCGTTTTCAACGGCGCTATCGCCAACGAAACCACCCTGCTCTGCAATGCTCGCGATCTGCACGCATTCCTTGGGGTAGGGAAAGTGTTTGCAGCGTGGATTACATCACGAATTGCAGACTATGAATTCGTTGAAAATCAGGATTATATCGTAACGTTTTCCAAAACTGGAAAGCGTAAAAATGTTCTTTGTAAGGACTACCACCTCACTCTCGATACAGCCAAAGAACTGGCGATGGTGGAGCGCAACGAAAAAGGCCGCCAGATCCGCCGATACTTCATCGAGTGCGAACGCAAACTGCACCAGCAATCCTCCACGATACTGGCGCCACACAGGGAGTGTCTGCCGAAGATGGTTTACCATCACCGGAGCAAATACAACCCGTACAGAGCTTACGCATGGGACGGAGAGAAAAGCGTTTACGTCGGGTGCTATCCGACTGTGGATGAGGCTGTCGCTGCTCAGGAACGCTTCTACCGGAACGGCAGCACGAAACGCATTCAGAAGGCGCAGACAGCAGTCAGTGACGCAGAGAAGGAGATGTTCATCAACAATCTCCGCGCCGTCTGTCATAACTTCCGGCGCATCAATGAAATCTGGCGGGCGCAGTTAATGCCTGCTCTCGAAAAAATGGATTCGAAACTGGTTTACCAGTTGCATGACCGCTTCAGCGACAGCATGTGCATTCTGCCGACCATAGAAGACCGCATCGGCAGATATATCCCACCCACTTTACCTCGTTAATCCTTCAGTTCGCCCCTGCTCAGCCAGGGGCTTTTTATCACCGTTTAATTTACGGAGGACTTCGTTTTGTCTGAAAACACTGATTTAAAAAAGCAAAGTATCAGACCTGTAATATCATTTGGCCTGATACTTACTTGCATCTATTTTCAATAATTGGGAATTATACTTCTTTATAACGCCTCGTCCCGGAAAAAGAAACCAAAACATAAAAGCCATCCATATACACAGCAACATTAAAACAGCGCCCATTCCTATAAAAACAGCGCCATAATTTAACGACCAACAGAAAAATATCAAGCCATCAGCCAAATAAAAGATAGAAACAACTTTAGAACACCAGCGACATCGTTTGTATTTACCTTTGTAGCGTATAAAGAATCTATCGTATTTACACTGAATATGGGGTGCTAAATAACCCCACTGCCAAAACGGCATTTTCAATTCAGAATACGTTCTGACATAAATAACTAACGTTCTTAATTTCTGGCTACTTATACCTAATATACTTTTTTTAACTTCTCTTTTGATTTCTGCCTTCATAAACTCTACATCAGAAGGCTCAATATGCTCCGGATAATTCTTCAGAATATGCGAGAATTTTGTTGTTTTCGGTAAAAACCAACTAGCATCTTTAAATAACTTATAAACACCGACTGGTGCAGTTATGGCTGAAATTATGACTCCAACAAGTGAGATAATATCTTTCGTATCCATGTAGCTAATTCTTCGGAGTAAATACAATGTCCAATATACTATGGGGCGACCTGGAAACTTTCTGTGAAATACCTATCAATAATGGCACCCATGCGTATGCCGAAGGCGTTGAAGTGATGCTTTTCGCATGGGCTATCAACGACGGGCCAGTAAACGTGTGGGATATCACTGCCGGTGGTGGTATTCCACACGGCTTATACGAAGCAATCGCAGACCCTGAAACCCTGCTTTATTTCCATAACTCTCACTTCGACCGCACCGTTCTGCGTTATGCAATACCGCGACTGGCACCGCCAGTCGAACGTTGGCGCGACACGATGGTGCAGGCGCTGGCGCACGGTCTCCCGGGGTCTCTGGGGGAACTCTGCGAAGTACTAGGCGTCCCGCAAGACAAAGCGAAGGACAAAGAAGGTAAGGCGCTGATCCAGCTGTTCTGTAAGCCACGTCCGAAAAACAGCAAACTGCGCCGTGCCACCAGCAAAACCCACCCGGAAGAATGGCGGCGCTTTGTTGCTTACGCCGGACTGGATATCGAGGCAATGCGCGAAGTCTATAAACGTCTACCGAAGTGGAATTATCAGGGGACAGAGCTGGCGCTCTGGCATCGTGATCAGCAGATCAACGACCGGGGCGTCTGCATGGACATGCAACTCGCGCGCGCTGCGATCGAAGCGGTAGACCAGGAGCAAAAGCGCCTGGCAAAGCGTACACAGGAAATGACTGATGGCGAAGTGCAGGCAGCCACACAACGAGACGCGTTGATTAAGCACATTGTTGAATCCTACGGTGTGGAGCTACCAGACATGCAACGCAGTACTCTGGAACGTCGTATTGCCGACCCCCATTTACCATCTGCCGTGAAAGAACTGCTGGCTATCCGCCTGCAAGCCAGTACTACCAGCACCAGTAAATACAAGGCACTGATGAAAGGCGTAAGCCACGACGGGCGCTTACGCGGTACGCTACAGTTCTGCGGGGCGTCACGTACCGGTCGTTGGGCCGGACGGCTATTCCAGCCCCAGAACCTTCCCCGCCCTTCACTAAAACAGGAACAAATAGACGAAGGCATCGAAGCACTGAAAGCCGGATGTGCAGACCTGCTGTTTGACAATATTATGGAACTAACCAGTTCAGCGTTACGTGGCTGCATTATCGCGCCAACAGGCAAAAAACTGGTGGTAAGTGACTTGTCGAACATTGAAGGCCGCATGCTGGCATGGCTGGCGGGAGAAGAATGGAAACTGAATGCATTCAGAGAGTACGACGCCGGAACGGGTCCGGACTTATATAAACTGGCGTATGCAAAAGCTTTCGATATTGCACCAGATGATGTTGATAAACACATGCGTCAGATCGGTAAAGTCATGGAACTCGGTCTGGGTTATGGAGGTGGTGTATCGGCTTTCATCACTTTTGCTCTGGTTTACGGTCTCGATCTCGACGAGCTGGCGAACGCCGCACTGCCAAACATTCCCCGCGATGTTATCCGCGAGGCGAAAAGCTGGTACGACGAATCGGTTAAACGTAAGTCGACCTTTGGCCTTTCCGAGCGTGTATTCATCGCATGTGACTCGCTCAAGCGCCTGTGGCGCAGGGCGCACCCGGCGACCTGCGATTTCTGGTACGAGCTGGAGCGCACTGTCCGCACAGCAATCGCCACACCGCAAAAAACATTGTATTGCGGTTATCTTAAAATCCGCCGCGATGGCGCGTGGCTGCGCATACAGCTACCATCAGGACGCGCTGTATGCTACCCGTCTCCGGTTATCGAAAAAGGGAATATCACCTACATGGGGGTTAACTCTTATTCGCGTAAATGGCAACGACTCAAAACCTACGGCGGAAAGCTGGTGGAGAACATCACCCAGGCGGCCGCCCGCGACATTCTGGCCGGAAACATGCCGCTTATCGAAGATGCCGGTTACAGCATTGTGCTGACGGTACACGACGAGGTGATCACCGAAGCACCTGACACAGAAGATTTCAACGATAAAGCGCTTTCCGCGCTTCTCTCCAATAACCCCGAATGGGCGCCCGATATCCCACTGAACGCTGGCGGTTTTGAGGCGTACCGTTACAGAAAAGATTGACTTTTATGCGAGTTTTTACAGATACTGACCGCACTAGAAAATCTATGCGGTCTCCGCACCCGATAGCTTTGCGGCTTTTTTATGCCTGCAATCTGGCATAGTCACATCCGTACAAAGGTCGGGTGGAGAGGCGTAATACAACACCTGCAAGGGGAATATGCCCGGAGCTTCATAGATGCTCTAGTTGACACCCGATCACCAGCTACTAACTGGTGATTGCTAACTAAAAATCTATGGAGGTCATCATGACCAGTCAACTCATCCCCGTATTCAACGGCACTATCGACAACGAAACCACTCTTCTCGTTAATGCTCGTGATCTACACTCTTTTCTTGGGGTAGGTAAACGCTTTGCATCGTGGATTACAGAACGCATTGCTGAATATGGTTTCGTTGAAAATCAGGACTATATGATTATTTCCCAAGTTCGGGAAAAAATAGGCAGAGGCCGTCCTGCAAAAGACTACCACCTCACTCTCGGTACAGCCAAAGAACTGGCGATGGTGGAGCGCAACGAAAAAGGCCGCCAGATCCGCCGATACTTCATCGAGTGCGAACGCAAACTGCACCAGCAATCCTCCACGATACTGGCGCCACACAGGGAGTGTCTGCCGAAGATGGTTTACCATCACCGGAGCAAATACAACCCGTACAGAGCTTACGCATGGGACGGAGAGAAAAGCGTTTACGTCGGGTGCTATCCGACTGTGGATGAGGCTGTCGCTGCTCAGGAACGCTTCTACCGGAACGGCAGCACGAAACGCATTCAGAAGGCGCAGACAGCAGTCAGTGACGCAGAGAAGGAGATGTTCATCAACAATCTCCGCGCCGTCTGTCATAACTTCCGGCGCATCAATGAAATCTGGCGGGCGCAGTTAATGCCTGCTCTCGAAAAAATGGATTCGAAACTGGTTTACCAGTTGCATGACCGCTTCAGCGACAGCATGTGCATTCTGCCGACCATAGAAGACCGCATCGGCAGATATATCCCACCCACTTTACCTCGTTAATCCTTCAGTTCGCCCCTGCTCAGCCAGGGGCTTTTTACAGGAGTCGAAAGATATGTCATTTAAATACCGGGACAGTCCGCTTTATTACCGGGCTGCGAGGGAGGCCTTGCGCCTTGAGCAGTCCGGCGAATATGACCGGGCAGCGAAGGTCTGGGCCAAGGCTAACCGCCAGTCACGTAACGAACTGAATCAGGACTGGAGCGAACGCCGGTCTGATTTTTGTCTGATGCAGAACATGCGCGAAAAGCGTAAGGCGGTCGAAGAATGATCGTTTACGTTGCCGGGCCGATGAGCGGTTACGAGCAATTTAACCGCCCGGCTTTTCATTCCGCAGCAAAGAGGCTAACGGACAAGGGATATGTTGTGCTTAACCCCGCAACTTTACCCGATGGTTTGACACAGGCTCAGTATATGGACATCTGCCTCGCAATGCTTCGCTGTGCCGATACGATTTATATGCTCAAAGAGTGGGAGTACTCTGCCGGCGCACGTGCAGAAAACGCATTGGCAGAGAAACTGGAATTGAATGTGCTTTTTGAAGAGTGGGATTCAGATGGCCTATGAACGTGAAAACCTAATAGAGAAGCATCTCGTCGCCGAAGTGAAAAAGGCTGGCGGGGTCGCCTTTAAGTTCGTGTCACCCGGTCGCCGCTCGGTACCGGATCGCATTGTCCTGCTACCCGGCGGCCGTCTCGTTTTCGTTGAATGTAAATCTCCCGGCAAGCCACCACGGCCTGACCAGTTGCGCGAACATGAACGTCTGCGAAAGCTGGGCTTTACCGTGGTGGTGCTGGATAGCAAAAATCTGGAGGGAATATTGTGAGTAAACGTGATGACCCACAATTGCGGGTACGCATCCCGCAAGACTTGAAAGACACACTGGAAAAAATTTCCAGAGAAAACGACAGAACACTAACCGCCGAAATCACCCGGCGGTTACGTAAAAGTTTAGAGGATGAATCCACTATTCATTCTCAGGATTTAGCAACTTCTTAAGTTTTTCCATCACTTCAATAAGCTCGTATTTGTTTTCATAAACCCATTCGACCTGATACTCTCGATGGTACGTTGTCTTAAGTTTCTCGAGAAGATCCCTGAGTATGAGAATCTCATCAGCAGCTTCCTCAAACCCCCTAGATGTATGAAGTAATTTGTCCTGAAGAATAGTAGATTCCAACCGGCTAACGATCTCAGAGGTCAGTGTTCTCTTATTAGCCCGTGCTTTCTTCTCCAAAGCCTCTTTTAGCAATTCTGGTATGCGTACCCTCAACTGCGGGTCGTCTCTTTTGCTCATATATGATCCCTTGAAAGTGTGAGAACAACATGCCTCACAAACATGTTGACTTCAAGCCTCATTGTGAGTACTAATAAAGTCCTCACAATGAGTACAAAACAAGGTTAACGCTATGGCTATTCAGATCACGCAGTTACATCAGGCAGATATTTTCGGGTATATCGCGGACATGCTGGAAACAGCAAGACTTCTCAGTTCGCTGGAAAAAGGAGAGCAGTTAGCTTTTGAATTGATTTATTTTGCACAGCAGGCCGCAAGGGAGGCTGCAAACAAGCCGTGGGATGAATAAACAAAACGCGCTGGTAGCTGCAACTATCAGCGCATCTTTTACTGAATGGAGAACACTTCAATGTCCGAAAGAACTTTAACACTAGCAGGCACTGGTAAGCAACCGATGATGAGCAGTCGCGAGATAGCAGAAGTGGTAAATAAAAACCATGCCGATGTTTGCCGTGATATTCGTGCAATGCTGGCAAAGCTTTACGGCGGTGATGAGCGCGATTATATCCGTAAAGCCGATTTGCTTTACCTTACGAATCAGTGTGTTAATTGCCTGCAGTACAATACCGATAATCCAAACGCATGGGAGTACCAACTTGATTATGAACACTCCGAATGCCTTGTAACAGGTTACGATGCCGTTCGTCGTATGGCGATGATTAAGCACTGGCAAAAACTGAAAAAAGAAGTCGAGCCCCCCCCCAGTTAGCTATCACTCACCCCGCACCTGTAATTCAGGTGGATAGTAGAATTGTCCAGCTTGCTCGCGTCATCGCGGAGGCAACCGCATCAGCAACCATGAAAGCGATGTCGGAGGTGATTGCCCTTCCGACATATCAAGCAGAATCGGCCGCACCAGCGAATTTATCTCATGTTGAAGGTGAATATGTCCCCGTCAGCAAAGCAGCATGGAAAACAGGTTTATCTGATTCAACATGCCGGAAATTGATCGGCTTCGCCAGGATACCGGTACGTTCAGACACCGGTGTTCGGGGATTGCTCGTTAACCTTCCGGCGATCGAACAAGCAGCTCAAAAGCTGTTAAACGAATCGACACCGCCGAAAGGTAACCGCAAGCGCTGGACACATCCGCAGTTTGGCAACTTCACCTACTACACCGATCTAATCTGACATTATTGCGCGGGATTACCCCGCGCCCTACTGGCTAAAATACTATGGGACAAATTTTCACGCCTCGCCCCTACCAAGATCTAATTATCAACCACGAAATAGGTATTTCCCGCTGCAACATCTGGGCAGGGATGGGGATGGGTAAAACCGTAGCGACACTCACCACGCTGGAAGATCTTTTCATGGCGGGCTCAGAGACACAGCCCGCGCTGGTCCTCGCGCCGCTACGCGTTGCAGCAAGCACATGGCCGGATGAAGCGCTGAAATGGGGGCATCTGCGCAATATCGAGGTGCAGCCGATTGTTGGTAACGCCAAAGCGCGCTCTGCAGCGCTGGCGAACAGCAACGCGAGCGTGTTCACCATCAACTACGATAACCTTGTCTGGCTGGTTGAGGAATTGGGAGAACGATGGCCGTTCGGTACTGTCATTCCAGATGAAAGCACCCGGCTAAAATCCTTCCGGCTGCGAGGTGGTGGTAAGCGCGCGGCGGCGCTGGGAAAAGTGGCGCATAAGTATGTCCAGCGCTGGATAAATCTCACCGGTACGCCAGCACCGAACGGCCTGGTAGATTTGTGGGGACAATTGTGGTTTGTGGACCAGGGGCAACGTCTCGGGCGCACTTACGGCGCGTTTACCTCACGCTGGTTCAACTCGATACAGTTTCCGGGGCAGAGCTGGACCAAACTGGAGCCGTTTGCTCACTCACAGGCTGAAATACAGCGAGCGTTAGCCGATGTGACCCTCTCGCTGGATGCGGCCGACTGGTTCGATATCAAAGACCCCATCCATAACGTAATCCGCGTGGATATGCCGCCGAAGGCCCGTCAGCAGTATCGTGAAATGGAAAAGGAAATGTTCCTCGAGCTGAATGGCGAAGGCATCGAAGCACCGAACGCCGCGGCAAAGACACTGAAGTGTCTTCAAATCGCCAGTGGCGCAGTATACACAGACGACACCGGAAGTTGGTCAGAACTGCATGACACCAAACTACAGGCGCTGGACAGCATACTGACCGAAGCAGCTGGCGCACCTGTGCTGGTTGCTTATCACTGGAAACACGATCTTGAACGCTTGCTTAAAGCATTCCCTCGCGGTCGTCACCTCGACCAGGATCCACAGACACTGCGCGACTGGAATTCCGGAAAGATTCCTGTTCTCTTTGCACACCCAGCCAGCGCGGGCCACGGCCTGAACATGCAGGACGGCGGAAATATACTGGTATTTTTCTCACACTGGTGGGACCTGGAGCAATATCAGCAAATTATTGAACGTATCGGCCCCACCAGGCAGATACAGGCCGGACACAATCGTCCGGTATTTATTCACCACATTATTGCTGCCGACACTATGGACGAAATGGTGATGGAGCGGCGCAACTCAAAACGAACAGTGCAGGACATCCTGCTCGATGCCATGAAAAAGAGAGGTATAGCATGAGCGAGAAACCCGACGATTTACTCACCCCGGATGAAGTATGCCAAAAGTTAGGTATTACACAGAAAACGCTATGTGAGTGGAATATTAAGCATCGTCATCGGGCTATCCTGGCACCAATTCGTTTCAGTGCAAAAGTAGTTCGTTATGAGCGCCGCAATGTCGACGCTTTTATTCAAAAGTGTCGCAGCCGGTATTAACCTCGCCGCCGTAGCAATGCCACCTGCGCAAGTATGCTCCGCTCGTGAGCCTCGAAAGCTTCGCGCTTTAACGCAATCTCTTCCTGCAAAATCTCATCAGAAAAGTCGTAATGTTCTGCCATCGGGTCATCTGACTTGCTGGAGTGGTGAAGGCAAAGGAGGCTGATTTCCCTTCGGTCTGATCGGGAATAGCCTCTTTCCTTCATCAAGGCAATAACATTGCTCTTAAGGAATTTACGGCACATCGTATTAAATGCACCGTCTTTCCCTTTAACAGTCCCATCATGTTTTATTCCTTTTACAGCCCCATCCGGGCTGTATGTTTTCACTAGCTTATCCAGTGATCGTTTTGAAAATGGCTGCATTGGATCACGCGGCTGCAAAAATACATAATCCCTGTTGCACTCAGGAACTGAATCACGCCATGCTTTCTGCTCGTCGATAATCCGCCGGATCTCCGGCGTTATTGGCAGGCGGAAAGCCTTTTGTGTTTTCATAGCCCCTCGCATGCCGATAACCCCTTCAGGATAAACAATTTCGCCAGTCTCCTCGTGAACGTAGTCCCAGCGCAGGTTATGGACATTAATCGGACGAACGCCGGTGATGATCATGAAGCGAACAGCATTCTTCTGGTGTACAGAGGTGCAGGCGGCAACATTGAGCCAGAGCCGGGCGATTGACTCAATATCGGTAAAAAGCCGTGTGGGGGTGGGTTTCTGTACGCGGGAGGAAACATAATCATCTGGCAGACTGGCAGCAACATTGCGACCGTTACAAAGAGTAGGTGCGCAGAACTTCCAGAACCGACGGAGCTCGGCAAACAACTCCAGGGCGTTATTGTTCGAGCGAGTGGCGATCCACTCGTCCAGCACTTCCACCAGCCGATTGTATGTTACGTCGCTGAACACCTCACGCTCGCCGAACGTTGCTTTAATCCGGTCGATACGCACCCCGTAGGTTGTGAAACTGTCCGGGCTCAGCTTCTGCCGGGCGACTTTGGCTTTGAGGTCATCCCGGTACATTTCCAGCGCTGCATGTACGGACTCTGCCCGCAAGCCACCGTCAGCCATACCTAGCGCTTTTTCGCGCGCCAGCTGGATAGCGAGCTCCGGCCACTCGCCGAGCTTTTTACCCTTGAGGCCCATCTTTTTTGGAAACTCGGCGTAAAATGTAACCTTACCGGCTTTGCTGAAATCGATACGGAGATAGTTCTCTTTTTCGTATTTGGAACGGCGAGCCACGCCGGAAGCAGCGAGGATGATTTTGGCGGCAGCAACACAGATTTTCATGTGTGCGCTGGTATAGGGGGGTTTACAGGCGTCCCATTTTTCAGATGCGGCTAAAACATCGTCATTATTGGGGCTATCCGGATTATGTGTTACAGTGCGCGGCATTCTCAATCCTTATCTGCGTAGGCGCAGAAAACAAGCTCACACATACAAGTCTTTTCTACGGGACAAAATGCAATGTGTTGCGGTTTTGTGTTGCTGGACTGAGTTTATCAAGGTTAAATACACTGGATCAACATACAGTAGGTTAATGACAGTAAAGCATACAAACTCGATACAACTTACTGATTTTAAAATGATTTAACGGTAATCCATTGAAATGTCTTTACTAATTACTAAACGCTGTATTAATTGTGATATGTGTGAACCAGAATGCCCGAATGAGGCGATTTCAATGGGAGATCATATCTACGAGATTAACAGCGATAAGTGTACCGAATGCGTAGGGCACTACGAGACACCAACCTGCCAGAAGGTGTGCCCGATCCCCAATACTATTGTGAAAGATCCGGCGCATGTCGAGACAGAAGAACAGTTGTGGGATAAATTTGTGCTGATGCACCACGCGGATAAAATTTAA